CGAAAGTCTGCCTCAAATCAACACATAGTTGTTGTTTGACTTTTAATTAAGGTTTGTTGGAATTTGAAATACAGAACTGTCATTAAAGATAGATAAGATGCAGAGAAGTCATGAATTTCTGCTGGCGATCATCAGTAACGGACGGGTCGGTCTGTTGCTTTTGAGTGGGCACGTGATGATAGTTTTGTATGGGGAATAAGATTCATCTGAATACAGCGGTATGAGAAGACCACAGTTGAAAGATGATGATTTGAAATGCCTGAGATGGTGTTACCAAGTGTAGGCGCTTGACAGTCTGAGAGAAGATAACAAATGGAAGTGGACATAATGAAAAGGAAGTATGAGGATAATAACTATGAACAGCCAACGCTCAGAAATGGGGTTGAGAATGGCTTTCATAATGATAATTGTCAGCATTGTCGTCTTAGAAATAATATGCATGGTACTCAACTATATTATAGTGATGTAGGGCCAGTAGATAACCCAGTAAGCTACTGTGAGTATACTATTAATGATGATAGTTTCTTGGTTTGTGATACTTTTGGATGTGGATGTAGTAAATATGGTTTTCCTCAACATACAGTGTTTTTAATAGATGTGTTAAATCTCTCAATTAAATTACCAACACATCATCTGTATGCTGATGTCGGATATTTGCAATCTTATTTATTCATGAAATTGGGCTTTGAGCGTTGTGAGGTCTATGATAGACATTGGAGACCATGTGATGATTTCTTATATGTGGAATTGACCAATATGCCTTTTAGAATAAGATGTGATAGAAATGGGGTACTTAGAGTTAATTGGAATAAATTAATGCATGCTTTGAATGGTAACATAGATCATATTGAGTATGCACAGACTTTAGAAAAAGGCCTCAATATAAAAATGTTGACTGAGGATAATAATATAATGACATGGTTAGAATTTTCTCTTTCTAACCAGAATCGTCATCCTCCTAATAAATTAAGATCGATATATCATGATATTAAAATTAAATTTGCATCGATCATTAATGAAAATAGAGAGAATAAATTTAAAAGAGATGAGGATAAGTTTTCAGAAAATGTAGACGAGCTTTATGAGCTCGCTATACGATTTGGTGGAGATTTAGTTCGTGTTAAAAATAAGGTAGGTAATATAGACGCAGGAATAATGCGGATTCTTAAGGCTCGTATGGAACAGCAGGGATTTGTTAAATCAGTGTGGTCTACGTATAATAAAAGTCCTAGACAGACTCGAGATTTTTTGGATAAATCAGAACATTTGTTAGTTGAAAATAAGTTGAAACAGGGAATGCACATTTATGATGTTTTTAAAGAAGTGTGTGTTCCTGACAAATATCAGAAAAAGTACTTGTCTGAATTTTATTTTACTGACCCTGAAGGAGTATTATGTCCTAAAGATTCCATAAAAGTTGTTGATGATAAGATTAAATGGAATGAAGATGCTCCTCTTACGTTGTCACCTAAATTGCCTGTTCTTCTGAATGATTTGGAAATTTCAAATTCGCCGGTATTGATAGATATACCTATTGTTGTTAAAGATGTACCTAAGCGAGAGAAGAAAATAATTGAAATACGTAAAGAAAAGAAGAGTTCCAGATCTAAGGTAGAAGCTATTAAAAAGAAAAATGTTGTAAAGACCACTAAGGCCTTGGAAGGGCTAAATGTGAGTGAAGCTTTAGCAAGTTTGATAGAAAAACCTAAGACTGAGATTAAAATTAATAAGGTTGTTATGGAAGGTCAAGAGACAGGTCTTAATGTTAATGATACTAAACCGATAACTGTTGGATATCATGCTGAAGATGATATAAGGAATGAAAATGAAGATATTTTACCTAAAGTTGTGGTAGTGGATGATGATAAAGATATTAAAGAACCTAAGTCTTTTGGTCGTCTGGATATATTACATCGAATTGGTAATACATTGACATATCATTATAGGTTCACAAATGCTAGATTGATTGATCTATTTGCTAATTCTGTTAAGAAAATAGCAGTGTGGACACCAGCGTTGGTAGCTCTTGTTGTGATAATGATGCGTATAGGGAAAAGTCATGCACAAGGGAAAACAGCTGTTGATGCTTTTAAGAATTTGTCTATGCCAACAGTCCTAATTTGGACTGCAGTTCAATGGTTCTTAACTAAAGTTTCACAAAGTGTTGTTATAAGTTCTGTTTGTGATCATGTTGTTGATATTGAAAATATAACTCAGGAACCACAGCGAGTTAGTGATGAAAAAAGAGAGTATGACACAAATTTTCAGACTACAAAATTAGATACTAAAATATATTTTAAAGAAACTTCTAGTATTGGTATCTTGTTAAATTCACCTTTTGGTGCAAAATTGATCAATTATGCTTCTGATGTAACTAATCATGTTGCATCTGGTGAATTGGTGGTCAATATGTTGTCTTCGATTAATCTTAATTCGACAATTAGTCCTACATCTTTGTTAGAGCGGATGGCTAAGTCAACTAATCTAGGTTCTTTTATAGATTATAATAGAGTTGATTCTTTGTTTGAAGATGTAACTAATGGTAGTGAGCGATTGGCAGTAGCTGTCGCACTTTCTTTTCGTTGTTATACTTTAAACACTAATGTCTTTCACCAAGTTTTTCGAGAAACGGGAGACATGTTCCTCCTCCCGGTGAAAGAAGTGAGAGACAACAGGAAATTGCCACACTCAATATGGATGCGAAAGGGGAAAATAGACATTCTGGTTTCTTTCTTTATGGATACCGTACATCAGATGTTGAATTTAAGAAGTATCCCCTTCCGGACAATACCGCTTATGCTTCTACGAAACATTTGGAGACTTACGATCCGGTCATTAGGCCACCTATGGCAGCTTGTTTCATGGATGTTCATATTCCTGCTGTATTACCTAGACCTGACACTACTAATCCTCATTCTCTTATCGATGGTATTTCAAAGCGGATGGCCTACAATCCGCCAACCTACGATAAGCTCTTAAGGAGGAAATTTAAAAGGTTTGTCAAAGCCTGGTTAAATAAAAATTTGACCCCAATCGGAGAGAATGAATTTCTCAATTATGAAGAATGGTTAGAATCAACCAATTATCCCGAATGGCGTAAAGAAGAATTGAGAGTTGTATATAATAAAATGGCCGAAGATAATTCATTTTTTATGAATGAAATCGACCGGCTGCATAAGAATGCAGATGTAAAAATTTTTATGAAAGAAGAGAATTACCCTGAATATAAATTGCCGAGAGCAATATGGGCTAGGGTCGATGAATTTAAAAATATATCTGGACCTTTCTTTAAAACAATAGAGAAACAATTATTTGTTTTGGATTGTTTTATAAAGAAAATACCAAAGAAAGATCGACCCGAGTTTATTGTAAATAAATTAAAGAAAATGGGTATGTTATATATGTGTACAGATTATACCTCTTTTGAATCTCTATTCACAACAGACATGCAAGATGATTGTGAATTTGAGTTGTATAGATACATGTCATCAAAAAATTACTACATGCAGCGGATATGTAAAATGCTTTTCCAGGTATTAGCTGGAGATAATGTATGTGGTAATAAATATTTTAAAGTAGCAGTTGATGCTAAGAGAATGTCAGGTGAGATGAACACATCATTAGGAAATGGGTTTTCAAACTTGATGTTTACATTATTTGCTTTAGATTATTATAAGATAGGAAGCTCAGGAATAGTGGTAGAAGGTGATGATGGTTTAACTGGATTAGAACGTCCAATACCTTCTGAATATTTCACTAAGATGGGTCTTAATGTTAAAATGGAGATAAAAAATGATGTTACTGAAGCTAGTTTTTGTGGTATAGTTTCTGATTGTGATGAATTGATCAATATCACCGAACCTTTGCAACATTTAGTTTTTACTCCTTGGATTAGTAGCAAGTATGTTTTTTCTAATTTGTATAAATATTTTGGACTTATAAAGAGTAAGGCGCTGAGTTTAGCTTATGAATATCCCGGTTGTCCTATACTTGATGTCTATGCTCGCAGAATTTTAGAACTGCTTAAAGATGTTGAGTATGTGCATGATAAAAATGATTCTTGGAAGTATAAGATTGCGGTCGAAGCTCATAAGGCTATGTTGAGTGGTAATTTTCCGTCAAAAAGTACTGGTCCGCGTACCAGAGAATTGATGGAAAAATTGTTCAACATACCTTATGAAATTCAATTGACCATAGAAAACAAGATCAGTGTCATGACATTAAAGAAATGGGATTTTTCTGATATATTGCCTCTTATCCCTGAGCAATGGATCAAGAATTATGAGCGATTTGTCTATAAATGGCAAGAACAAACTCAGTGGTGTATCCGAAGACCAGTAATGCCTTTCGGGGAAATGAAAAAAGAGTTTGTGTTGAATAGTTGTACGAAAACTAAATTGAGGAGAATGAATGAAATTATGGGAAAGAAAGAATATTTTAATCTTAATAAAGCGAATTTCGCTAAATTAACATTGAAGGATAAAGAACAAAGATATGCTGAGTATCTATTGAAGAAAAAAGATAAGAAACAGAGATTAAATAGAAAGAATAATGATAAAATAGCTGTAGCCGTTCAGAAAAGGCCAAGGAGAAATCAAGTACCTGTTAAAAGCAGTGTTAGGTTATCTGAATGTACTATACTATATGCAAGAGCTTCTATTGATCCGTTTTCTAGATTAGAGAAAGATCCATGTATACCAGATGAAATATGTGCGCCAAGCTATAAATTTAATGTAACTTTAATGGCCACAATGACTGTTGGAACATTGGGAACTGGTTATGCTGTGTTACAGCCATTACTTGCTGCTGTCAATGATAATGGTAATAATGCTACATCTATAGACCAGCCACTCGTTGTTACCACGGCTGCTTATGGTTCATCTGATTACGTCATAAGTGCTGGCTTATTGCCAGTGTCTCTAACTGGAATAAATTCTAATTCTTATTTTACTGATGCTCTTTTTGAAAATGCGGAAATTAGGTTGGTGGCGGCAGGTATGGAGTGTTTTTACACTGGAACTGTATTGAATCAAGCGGGGGTTGTTACTACATTGCAAAATGATGGTAATGCGACCTTTGCTGCCAATGTTCCTGCTGCTGCTATTATGTCCAATCCAAAATCAAATGTGTGTGCAACTTCGAAGGATGCTAGATGTTACATATCTTATTATCCTACTAATAGTAATCAGTTTAATTACACCAGGTTTGAAACGTTGAGACCTTCAAATAACGGAGATCCTAATTATTTTACTATGATGATTTTTGTTTCGGGTGCACAACCTGGAACAACATTTCAGATTAAAGGAAGATGTTATTATGAAGCTCAAATACCAGGTTTAAGCTCTACGGAATCAGAGTCCGATCCGATTGGATTTGGAGCTCTATCTTCAGCTAGAACCAAAATTAAACCTAGTGATGATCCGAATACTGATTTTATTAATACTGTTAAAGAGACTATTAAGATTATTGGCACCCAAATCTCTGGAATCGCACCGACTATTGGCTCCGCAATTGGAGCCGTTTACGGTTCTTCTGATTTGGGACGAGGAATAGGCAATGCTGCCTCCTTAGCCTTAAATTCTTTATTAAATTAAATTAAATTAAATTAAATATACATATAAATAATAAAAATCATAAAAATAGTAAGTGGATTTACTAAACCACATTCGACCAAAACGCGGTCGGTCACTACATGACGTAAACTTGT